CTGCTCTATCTCTGTTTGATGAAATAAACTCGTTGACTTCTTGTCGGATTTTATCGAATTTACCAAATGCAGTCATAAAACGTGAAACAATAAAATTTGGAATTGCTTTCTCAAATTTAACATCTCCCATCAATTTCAACACTTCTTCGTGTTTTCGCAACAACTCCTCAATAACCTCTTTGCGCCACCGCAGAGTGGAATCCATGTTGTTATACATATCCATAACGGCATTCAAGTCAAGTAATTTTTTAACATACAATTGGTACCCCTTGTCGAAAGGGTCTATGCCAAAAATACCCATAGACAAAATCGTAATAAATGATTCAACCATCGTCCACCCTTGGTTTGCTGTGCGCTGTGCATGATTTATAAGCGAACCTATCTGATTCCATCTACGGATATCAGCATCACTCATCTTCCACACACCTTTTGCCGCTAAAATCCCAGCAATTGCCGTGTACAACTCGTTGTACCCTCCAGCTTCTAATACAATGTTTTTCTTTGAAAATAACCCTGTGAAAGAGGTAAGGATTGACACAATTAACTCAGGTTCAGTGGCAAGTAAGTAGCTCAGGTGCCGAAATGACTCATCTCTATTACCTGCCAAATATGATTTAATTGAGTTGTAACCAATAATCACATTTGTCATGAAAAGCTTGTTTTCAGAATCAAGTTTATGACTTGTAGGATTTGTAACAAAGGCTACCCAATCTGCCACAATGTCAATATTAGAACGCGGGCGTGTGCCAAACCATATACGCTCAAGTGTGTTACGGACACCAGTATATGTTGCTACAATTTTGGGTGCGAATTGGGTATGAAAAGTCTCCCTATCATAACAATACAATGCCACAAACAACACACGAATAAACCATGTTGGAATAGGGTAAAACAATCGCAAAATCATCAAAAAACTTAAAATAAACCAAAGAATGGTTGTGTTAATTTTCCTCAATGATTGTACTGTATCTAGCACCAAGTCGCGCGCCCACAAATAGAGGTCAATGTTATCCTCACGGCGTCCAATCACAGTGACATTTGGAGTAGCTAGGTTACCACGGGGACTCAAAAAAGTACCAACATGAGGTCTTCCTGATTCTAATTCCCCATCAAAATGTTCACACCAACCCTCCGGAAACGACCACATGTAATGGTCAAAAACCTTACGGACATCTGACACAAACAACTTGGGCAATTCATGCTTGTTGTAAGCACGTCTGTCTGTGTAATATTGGTGAACAAGATAATTGGGTACTGACTTAAAATCAATGGCACGTTCACACCTCCAATTACGACGCGAAATCATAACACGATGACCCTCAACACCATACTGTGCATTTCGGTTCATAGATTCATGTATAGCGGGTGTAATATGTAAGGGTGCAAGGTTCATATAAGTTGTTACCATGTTCTCCATGTTGTAAAAACACATAGCTTCAAAATTTAATATGGTCCAATCTCCATCGAGTAGTGAACGTGTACTGTCCATTACATCTACAAAAGTTTGAACACTATAACCATCTGAAACATTACTCATCAACTCATCCAAATATGCTGCCTGTGCACGCACGTTCTCAAGTTCTCGTTGACTTGTTGGTTGGAATATTGGTGTTTCAACACCACCCGATTCAACAACCACTGTATCAGCAAGGACTGGAAGCATTGGCTCACCTTCTTGGTCTTGTACCGGCTCAAGAGTTCGATTAAACTCCTCAACTCGGCCCACAATATCAGCCCATGTCAAACGATGCCAGTGACGAAAAGCATTTCGATGTTCCTCAAAGTCCTCACGTGTAATTCTATCACCCTGCCGATTGTGAGCCAACACTTGTATAAACGATTCAACGTTAACATCATTGAGATATGCAACAACACGCGTCTGGGGATCGGCCGCTGGTGGCAACAAATTATGCGCCCAGTCGTATGCCAGTGTATTTGCCAATATATAATTAATAAGTGGTTCATCATGCCCAACATGGACTATATCCCCATGGATATTGTATGCTCTCCACTTATGATCATACGTAATGAAGATGGAACCTGGAAAATTACATAACAATCTACCTAGTATCCATCTATCAGCAGGATTCATACCAAATTCTATCATTGCGTGAAAAACCTCCGTGTATGTTGGCACTCGTGCGAATTCAACAGTTCGTCTCAAAATATCTTCATAAACCATACGACTCCTAGGTGTTGGCATACACAATCCAAGATTATAGTATGATGAAACATAATCCTGATATGCTGCATCAAACTTAACCAACATGCTACTGATGAACACCTCTAATGCCATCTGCCTCAATTCGTGATTCTGAATTTTATTTAAATCTGTTGGAACTCGTTGAGATGTAAAGTATGATGAACACGCCATACTAACAAGTCGACCATATGAAATTGCCATATACTGTGTTTCAGTATTGATTGGTACTCTTTTGTGTAAAACACTCAACGCTGTACCCTCCAAATACATAGTCATAGTATAATGGTTGGACAACCTTGATCTTGCTAAAAAGATATTGAACAAGATTTTCAATTTCCAAT